ATCAGTTAAACCCTAAGTATTTAGGAATTTCTTCTTTAGAAAGAGGATCTTACAACGAAACATTTGAGTTAGCTTCTGTTTATACAGACCAAATCGTTAACCAAATGAAGAAATTAGATGACCAATTCTTATGGTCAGACGGACAATTCGGAACATTTACATCATCTTCTACTGCGGGCGTAACAGTACCAAATGACGCAACTGGTTCATTCACTTCAACTAACGCACTTAGCAAATTAGATGCTCTTATCGAGAACATCCCAGCTGAGGTAGCAGATCGTGATGACTGGACAATCTGGATGTCAACAGCTAACTTTAGAAAATTAATCGTAGCATTAAGAGACGCTAATAACTATTACTACGATATGAATTCACCAGAGCAAAGAACTGGTATCCTTCAACTACAATATCCATTCGCTAATGGAATCAAAGTAGTAGGTACAGTTGGTATTTCTGGTAACCGTATCGCTCTTATGCCAGATGCATATGCAGTAGTAGGTACAGACCTATTATCAGACGTGGATAACTTCCAGCTCTGGTATGATATTAATGCAGATCAGTTAAAGCATAGATTGAAGCACAAATTAGGTGCTCAGGTAGCTTTTCCGGAATATATTATCTCTAATAACGGAGCTCTCTAAAGGAAGATAGATAACGGGCGGTTTCGGCCGCCCTTTTATTAATTATTAAACAACATTTATTATGGCTTGTGATATTACATCAGGATTTACGCTAGGTTGTAGAGACAACAGTGGAGGGATTAAAAACGTTTATATCCTTTCAGGTTCTATTTCTACAATTGCGGATACCTCTGGAGATTCACCTATCACTGCGATTACTGGATCTGGAACTTTTTATCAGTTTCAACTGGTTCGTCAGACGGGAGACTTTACGGAGACTCCAACTCCTAGCTTAGAAAATGGTACAGTATTCTATCAGCAAGACCTTAATGTTGCTTTCCATAAATTACAATCTTCTATTAGAAACCAAGTAAAAGTATTAGCTCAAAACCCAGATCTTAAGATCATCGTAGAAACGAACAATGGCGTTGAGTCTCCTTACACAGGAAGATACTTCTTAATGGGACGATATAGAGGTGTTAGTTTATCAGCAGGAAGCGGCGCATCAGGTACTGCTTTTGGAGATGCTAACCAATATGCATTAACTTTCAGTGGTCAAGAACCAGAACCAGCAGATGAGATTCTATCAGGAGATGGAACCTTAACTTCAGTTCTTTCAGGTATTACTGTAGGATAATTATAAAACGAAGAATAAGGGAGAGGTTATTAGGATTTCTCCCTTTTTTTTCATAAATTAAAAAGATAGATGATACAATTATACTACCGTTCAGGTTCAGGGAATCAATCAATAGCCGTTTGGCCGGAGGTTGATTCAATTTATTTTAGCAACCCATCGGGTAGTTTTGTTTTAGACTATAGTCAAGACCTTGATAGAAGCTCAGGGTCTATCGATTTAAATTTACTAAATACACCAGATAGTTTAACCCCAAGACTTGTATTTAGTTTACCCAACAAAGAAGTTCCTCAATACAGCGGTTATTATACCGTTACAATAAAAGAACAGATAACTGAAAATCCTGTTTGGGGAACAGAAAGTGATACTTGGACTGCAGCAGATTATACTTGGGGTTCAGGAAGAGATGTTCTAGCTTCAAGAACTTTAGACACAGACAGAGCTTGGGTTTCAGGAAGTGATACACCAACTTTTACAGAATATTCAAGTACCGATCAAACAGGTGCTTACACTACATATCATGGATAAGATGAAAGAAAAAAATAAAAAATTACATTTCTCAAGAATCCAAAAATTCTCTAATGATTGGGTATCTTATAGTGAAAGAAAAGATGGCAAGTATATTAAGTACGGAGATGATAATCAGTTTCCTAATTACTTAATTAAATTATATAACCAATCTTCTATTCATGCAGCTTGTACTAATGCAATCGTAGAAGGAATTATAGGAGGAGGATTAACTGCTAACGATGAAGCAGCATTAGAGAAAGCAAATAAAAAAGGAGAAACTTGGAATGATATCTATACTAAAGTAGCTATTGATTTTTACTTATACGGTAGTTATGCTTTAGAGGTTATTTGGTCTTTAGATAGAACCAGAATAGCAGAAATATATCATATTGATTTCTCACATATTAGAGCACACGAAAAAGATCATAGAAATAACATACCAGGATACTATATTTCAACCGAATGGAAAGGATGGAAAAAAGTAACTGAAAAAGATGTTCACTATCTACCGGTATATAACCCACATACGGCAGAAGAAGAACCTTCTCAGATTTTTGTATCTAGAGAATATAGACCTGGACAAGAATACTATCCGTTACCAAACTATAACGGAGCATTGAAAGTTATCGAATTAGATACAGAGATTGATAACTTCCATGTTAACAATATTAAAAACGGATTAGCTCCTTCTTTAGCAATTACTACATTTACAAATGGTTCAACAGATGATGTAGAAGCTATCGAACAATCTTTAAGAGCTAATTACGGAGGTAGTGATAATGCAGGAGCATTAGTTTATATGGATGTTGATAGTCCAGAAAATGCACCACAAATCACACCTATACAACAAAACGGTGCTGATGATTACTATAATGCAGTAAACGATATTTCATTACAGAAAATTTTAACAGCACACAGAATTACTTCTCCAATGATGTTAGGTATTAAGACCGAAGGACAGTTAGGAGGTAGATCAGAAGTAATTGATGCTTTCTTATTATTCAATAATACAGTAATAGTACCTTTACAGCAAGATATTCTAAGAGGATTAGAAAGTCTTTTGACTGTAAACTACCCTGATCTAGTTATTGGGGTAGAAACTAAGCAACTCTACGAAGACGGTGAGGTAGAAGAAGAAGTAGTAACTTCGGTAGAGGTAAGTGACCAAGAAGACGAACAACTAAACGAAGAAACAAATGACGACAACATTCTTAATTAGCGAGGCTAAACTTCGTGAATTTACTGATATAAACAATAACGTTGACACTGCATTAATTAAAAATGCTATTAGAGAAGCGCAAGATATAGGGCTTCAAGCAATTATCGGTACGTTATTGTATGAGAAACTCTTATCAGACGTAGATAGCTCGTCTCTAACAGGTGCTTATCAAACTTTAGTAGATGACTATATACAAGACTATTTGCTTTACGCAGCTTATTGGTATGCACTAGATAGTATTTACTTAAGATCAAGAAATAATGGTCTTATACAACCTAACGGAGGTGAGAATAGTGATGCAGCAGATAGATCTTTATATAACATGAAAAGACAATCTGTTCAGAATAAAATGGAATACTATGCAAATAGGTTAACAGATTATATTATTGAAGAAGAAGCTTCATATCCAGAATTAAACGAAAGTAACAAATTATACGAACAAAATCCTAATTACGATCAGAAATATAGAGCAGGCTTTGTATTTAACAAAAACATTACTGCACAAGAGTTTGTAAAAAGAGGATACAGAGTATACGATACACGCTATAAACAATATCCACAATAATCATGGGAAGAAATTTAACAAACCTTAATATATCCTCATCTTTTCAGAATCTACTACAGATATCAAGTAGTAACTCTGTTAACGATGGTACAGGGTCTTTAATTACAGAACTTGACATTACAGCCTCTAATGCAACGTCTGCATCTTATGCTACAACAGCATCATTTGCTTTAAATGCAGGAGGAGCAGATACTGGTTCTCTCTTAGTAACTTCAAGTGCAGTAAACGATACTATTACTTTTACAAAAGGCGATGGGAGCACCTATACAAACGTAATTAATAACGTTAGTGCTTCTTTAAGTTCATCTTATGCAACGTTTGCTCAAAATGCAGATGAGGCAAATGATTTAGTGATAACTGTAAAGAATGTTTCAGGAGGAACTTTAGCTATAGGAACAGCAGTTCATCCAGTAGGTGTTTCAGGAGAAAATATAGAAGTAGTAACAGCTTCAGCAGATCAACCTTCTAACATGCCAGCAGTGGCAGTATTAAGTCAAGAGATTTCTAACAATGCAAGTGGAACAGCTATTATAAATGGTAGATTGACAGGAATTAATACAGCCAATCTTGTAGCAGGAGCACCTGTTTATGTAAGCAATGGTG